CCTAGCCTACACCCTCGGACTCCTTTGCGGGGTCTGCGGAGTCTTGATGGCAATGTCAAACACCGGGCGTTGCGAGAGTTGCCCTGAACACAAGGATGGCCCATGAGCTACGACAACACACTGACGATCAAGCTGCCGTTCGCACTGGCTGACATTGCCTCACGCATTGGCAGAGCTTTAGACCCGGACGTTGGTGGTGAACGATCATTCACTCGCATCGTGACCAGCACAGACGCTAAAGGCTTGCCCGTCTACGGCGACACGATCAGCATGACAACGCCTTGCACGACTGCTTTTAAGCTGCAAGCGGAGTTCATGCTGGCAAACCCAGAAGCACTCCACGCGGCTGTCGAAGCTGACTACGCGGTGCGCTGGGTTGAACTTGTTGCGCCTACGCTGGAGGAATGCCAAGCGTTTTGTGATGGGGTGATTCCTGAGCCTTTACCAATCCCGACAATGCAGGCATGACAGAACAGCAAGTTAATCAGCGCGGTATAGACGCAACCCAAGTGCTAGACAACCTGGCGTTTAAGGATGCGTTTGGCAAGCTGAATGAGGCTGTGTTAGCGCAGTTGGATGCGTGTCCTATCCGTGATGATGAAGGTCGATTGCTGCTGACGCAGTTACGCAAACTTTCATTCATGTACGAAGGTATTTTGCGCGGCATGGTCGAAAACGGCAAGCTCGCAAAGTCTCGGATAGACATTGATTCTGTACGCAATGAGTCACCGGCGCGTAAGTCGGTGCGAATGGTTTTCGGCTAATCACCTAGCTTTCACGAACGCAGCGATGCGCCGTACCTACCCATTGGTGACTTGAATGGGTGGATTTGACTAAAGGTAAACATGGCAAACGAACAAGCAGAGTCATCTGCACTCGAATCCAATGACCTAGCAGGACTAGCAGACTTTTTGTCGGACACACCCATTGAGGAATCCGAGGACGAATCGTCTGCACATCAAGCTGATGAATCAACCGGCGATGCCGACACTGAGGATTCTGCAACCGACGAACAGATCGAAGATGACGCCGAGGAATCGGAAGAATCGGACGAGCCTGCACCCGCCGACACCAAAATTACCTTCAAGGTAAAAAACGCTGATGGGCAAGAAGAAACCGTAGAGGCCACTACGGAAGAAATCGCCAAGTCCTATATGCGGCAAGCTGACTTCACCAAAAAGACTCAAGCGTTAGCTGCGCGAGAGAATGAAGCGGTGCAGTTCTTGACAACCAAGCACAACGAAATCCGCGATCAATATTTGTCACAGGCCGAGGTAAGTCGGGCGGCTGTGGCACAGATGGCGGGTCTTAAAACAGAGTCGGAGATGGCAGAACTTGCCAATAGCGACCCTGCGGCATGGGTGGCAGAAAACCAGCGACAGAGGCAAATCAGCAGTTTCTTGAACCAACTCGATCAACAGATCAACAGTGAAAAGCAACAAGCCAAGACGCAAGCTGAACAAGCAATGCAGCAAGCGCGGCAAAAGCAGTTTACAGAGTCTTGGGAGGTTCTGTCTAAAGATGGAATTGACAAGCCAAAGCTGGAAAAAATCTACGGTGCAATCTCAGGCAAGTACGGGTTTACCAATGAAGAACTCGCCACTGTCTACGACCACCGCATGGTGCGGATTATGAAAGACGCTGTTGCTTTCCGTGCATTGCAGGATCAAAAGCCAGCAATCACAAAGAAGCTGCAAAACGCACCGCGTATGCCATCCCGACAAGCGCAACCCGTACAAGAACGGCGTGACCTCGCTTTGAGCAACAAGTTCAAAGGTGGCAGCGCAAAACTCAATGATCTAGCCGCATTTTTGCGGTAACTAATTTAACTTTGGAGTCTTAACATGACCGTACCTACCAATTTGTATCAAAAAGATTCACTCAAGGGCAACCGCGAAGATTTGATTGACAAAATCTTCCAAACCTCCCCCACTGAAACCCCTATCACCTCCGCTGCTGGTCGCACCACTGCAACCAGCACCTACCATGAGTGGAATCGGGACTCACTATCCGCAGCATCGGCTGACAATGCAATGATTGACGGTGACGATACCGCGCTTCAAGCACAGGTCGCAACTGAGCGAGTCGGCAATCATTTGCAAATTCTGTCGAAGGTTATCGGCACATCACGCCGCGCTAACATCATCAAGAAGGCTGGTCGTGGTTCTGAGCAGGCATTGCTGAAAGCTAAAGCCTATTTGGAATTGAAACGCGACTTTGAAAAGATGGTCGTTTCTAACAACCCGGCTGTTGCTTCCACGACTTCGGTTGCTGGCAAGTCGGCTGGCTTGGGTGCGCAGTTGTATCTGAACTTGTCGAGTGCTGTTGGTGGCTCTACTACTGCATGGACTACCGGCGCTCCTACGGTGGCTCCTGTCACTGGTACACCTCGCGCAATGATCGTTGGTTACTTGAACACTGTTCAACAATCCATCTTCACGAACTCCGGTGTTCAGCCTGACATGATCGTGATGGGGCCAGCCCATAAAGCTGTTTTCTCCACGTTCACAGGTATCGCTCAAAACCGTTTGGACACTGGCAAGAAACAAGGCGCGGTAGTCACTGGCGCTGATATTTTTATCGGAGATTTTGGTCAGCTATCGGTCGTTCCACACTACCTTATGAGTGGTGCAACGGATGCCTATCTGCTGAACATGGACTACATCGATGTGGTTACTTTGGATGGCGTGAAAACCTCCGCACTGGCAAAAACCGGCGACTCTGATAAAGAGTTGATAACGATGGATGCTTGCGTTGCAGTGCGTAGTTCTGCAGCCCAAGGCAAGATTGCGGGACTCAGTGGTGGGTAATGGTCTAGCGACTTAGAGAGGGGGCTTCGGCCCCTTTTTTAATGCCTTTACCACTTTGGACAATTGCGCCAAAGGGGTGAATATGAGCAGTATTGGCAGCTTCACAGTTGATGACGGTTATCACGCTTACGGCGTACACAAACAGGTGACGTTTGAGGGCGATCAGGCGATCACCAAACTAACCTACGATGCCTCTCCATTTCTGGAACGCGCACACGCACAACGCATTGCCACCGCTGGCGACCGTTGGGGCGAAGGTGTAGGCACTAAGGTTGGCGAGATGCCGATGGCGGTCTACGGTGAAATGATGAAGATCAAAGGCGCTGAAGAACGGGCCAAGTTCGCGCACAACTGGCTACTGTCAAACCCCGCGTTTGTCACCTTTGACAAGTTCCTGAAAAAATGAACTACACCACCCTGCAATCGGAAGTTGCAAGCTACTTGCACCGCACCGACTTAGCCGCCAAGATTCCGACCTTTATCGAACTGGCAGAGGCTTATCTATTCCGTGAGCTGCACATCAAAGAAATGCAGATCAGCGTTGATGGCACAACTACCGCAGGTTATGCAACCCTTCCGACTGATTTTGGCTCTGTCTCTCGCGTGTCCGTTACTTACGGCGGTATTGCTCGTTCGCTTGATTACATTGCCCTGGCTGATGCGCCAACAGCAACCAGCGGTGCGCCAGCGTACTACTCGCTAGAGAACAACAAGCTGCGCATTTGGGGTGCGTCTGATGGTCAGGCGTACACGCTTTATTACATACCTGCCATTCAAAACCTGTCAGGCTTGGTGACAACCAATTGGCTGCTTGAAAATGCGCCAGAGTTGTACCTTGATGCTTCATGCTTGCAGGGCGCTAAGTACACCCGCAATGACGCAGAGGTGGCAAAGCTTACCGGCAATGTGGCTTTGTCTATCGACTCTGTAAAACGATTCTCAGAGCGCCGTGGACAGCCTGCAACCGGCTCGATGCAGATCAAGGTGCGCCGTGGATAAGCTGATCGGTTTCTCGCCAGATGCTGATCCGACGATACCGGGCGCATTAACGTCCGTCACCAACCTGATACCTTGGGAACAAGGAATGCGGGGCGCTCCTACAGGCTCCACCCCCTCGGGCGTCCCTGCGCTTGCGGCTGAATGTCGTGGTGCTGCTGTAGTCACTAAGCTGGACGACTCGCGCCGGGTGTTTGCCGGCACATCCACGAAGCTCTATGAGTTGTCGGGCGGTGCATGGGTTGACTCAGGCGGTACTTACACCGGCGGCACGGATGCGCGGTGGTCGATTGCGCAGTTTGGCAATGCCACATTAGCATCGAACACTACCGACACGATCCAGCGCAGCAGCGGTGCAGGGTTCACCGACATTGCAGGCGCTCCCAAGGCCAAGGTCATATTCAGTGTTGGCACACAGATCATGGCGCTCAATACGAACGATGGCGCGATTAAACCGGATGGCTGGCACTGTTGCGCAACTTACGACGAAACAAGCTGGTCTCCATCTATCACTACCCTCTGCGCAACAGGGCGCATTGTGTCGCAACCTGGTGCATTTACGGCGGGTGGGAGACTTGGTGAATACGCAGTCGGCTACAAAGAAAAGTCTATTTTCATCGGGCAATTTGTCGGCGCTCCTTCCGTGTGGGATTGGGCGCAAGTACCGGGCGGTGATGCCGGGTGTATCGGGCAAGACGCATGGGCCGACATTGGTGGCGCTCACTTCATCGTGGGGCAGGATAACTTCTGGCTGTTCGACGGATCGCGTCCTGTTCCCGTGGGTGATGAATTGTTACGCCAATGGTTCTACAACAACTCAAGCCCTAACTACCGCTACAAAACCCAATGCGTGTGTGACCGGCAGAACAATGTTGTCTGGGTGTTCTACTGCTCTTCAACGTCCAGCGTACCAGACAAGGCGCTGGTCTATCACATGAAGTCAAAGCTGTGGGGTGCTGTTGATATATCGGTTGAGGCGACTCTGAACTATGTTTCAGCAGGCACCACGATTGACGGACTTTCTTCGCTATCAGCAACGATTGACGGACTAGCTTCTTATTCGTTTGACTCGCAATACTGGCTGGTTGGTGGTCGTTCTTTGGCGGCTTTCAATAACTCGC